ATCATATAAAAGTAATTACCAGATTTAAAAAACACCATGTTTTTTACAATCTGTATAAATCTTTTATCCCCAGTCTCTAAATACAGATGTGTCTGCACTACAATATCATTAAACGAAACACCATCACTACCCAAAGAAACCCTATGTATTTCTGAAGTTGTGAATACCAGTAGATCACCCATAAAAGGTTTCACAGCAATAATAGGTTCATTATAAATCGTGATATTATTAGGATACGGAAAATAACCTGGCTCATTCAAATCGCTAATAAACAGTATAGTCGGGTCATCAACAACTCCATAAAGAACAAGCCTGTTATTCCAAACCGTCATACCTTTCGCTGTTGACAGATCGTAGTTCTTTTGTTCAACATTACTCGTAGCACCATAAGACGCAAGAGTAAAATCAAACCCCATTGTCATCGCCTCTTCTACATAAGTGAGATTTGAAGCATCAAAAGCCTGTACACGAATCATTACTTCTGAAGAGGGAACTTTTATAGTCTCTGCCAGTACTACATCATTTCCAAGTGAATCCTGAAGTTTTACATTACCATCTCCAGCATCAACAATAGTATAAGCACTGGCAGTTGAAAGATCCTGAATCTCAGTCCATTTAGAGTCGTTTACAGTTCGCCATTCCCAGACAAACTTATATCGCTTCCCTACTTCTCCTTCAAAATAACAACGAAAAGTAACCCTTTCATTTTGCTTAGGAGTCATCTGTAACTCACTGAAAGAAGAGTCTGCTTTGTAAGGAAGAATACCTGTAAGTTCTATTTTCCCGTTGCCTGCTCTATCATAAAAAGTATAAGGCGTTTCTGAAAGCATATTATAACCATAAAGTACAACTTCCGAAGCGCCTAAACTTTTGACTGGAACAGCCTCTCCCCAATACCGCTCAGCCAAAGCACCAACACTGTCAAACTTACTCTTATACAGTACACCCTCGTTAAACCAATAATAACTATTGCCAAAAGCAAAAGTCCCTATTATATCAAACGCATCAGAGTCCTCTACTTTCCAACCATGAGCACCATTATCTGTTCTTTCCACAACTTCACAAGGGTACCTGGTAGAAAAAGTATAGTTATTCACAAGCACATTGAACTCTTCTATACCTACTTTTTCTGCGTATTCCAAAGGTACCTCTAAATCAAGTTCTTTAGGTACTGTAAACAAACGCAGATAATAATCTTCATGTGCATCACGTTCAGCAATAACAAACTGTCTATAGACTTTACCATCTGCTTCTACACATTCTTTACAATCTACAACACGCCAATATGTATCACTCGAAGGACGAGGAAGAACAGATCCTTCCCAATCTGGAGCAATAAGTGTCTCAGCTCTAAGTCCCGGTCTGGGAATCAGATAAACACCATCGTTTGAAAGATCATAGTTGACTAAAGACTTCACATAACCTTCATCGATAGCACCATTAGTAAACCGCATCCCAAGATTAAAAGCAGACTGCACAGTTATACGTCTACGTTCTCTTTCATAAGTTTTATAGCTATTAATACTCTGCGCCATGATCTACCACCACATCAACCAACTGCCGTAACAGTCAAGATTATCTATAGCAATATCAACTGCTCCTGGTCTGTCAGCCTGATACTCTTCTGGAACAAGGTCTTGGTAATCCCTTTGCATCCTAAACAATGCATCAGCATACTCATAGTTATAAGCCTCTGCTGTAGCCATACCTTCTTCATCCATAATATAGTATTTATATGCAGCACCTTTGACTAAAACAGAACGCAGATACTTATCTGGAAAATAGTTATACTCCTGAGGTGGAACATTATCATTCGCTTCTCTAAGTTCCCCAAATGTAGGGAAACAGGAATTTAACGTATCATTTATATCGTCAATAACAGCATCCATAAATCTCTCAAGCTGAGAATACGGAAACTGTTCATCTGCAAGTTGCTGATTTATATTTTTTACAATCGTAGATACAAGCATCTATAAATCCTCTAACTAAGGGAGAGTCTCAAGGACTCTCCCTCTTATGTTTCTAGAAGAATCTCAGTTCTCCAGGTGAAGACTCTACATTATTACTAATACTCGTCATACGCTCCTTACGTGTAAGCATTTCGTCTACCTTACGAATCCTCGACATTACCTCTATAGCAAATGCCTTAGGAAGTTTATAGACTTTGCCATCACACGGAACATATACCGCTATACCGTTAATGCTTACGTGCATATTCTTCCCAAAATACGGACGATACATCGGTGAAACAGATACACTGATCTTTTCTTGTTTACGATACTCCGTAGCTAATGCACGTCTTTTAGACTCCACAGTCTGCACATTATCAGCTTTTTTCTTAGTCTTCGATGTGCTTTCTTCTGTTTTAGGTTTTTTCTCTTCAGCCATACTTAGCCTCCTTATTCACCCCAAACAAGATTAGCAGTTGACGGAATGCACATATAATCAACAACAGCTTCGCCTCTAGTAGATCCAAAACCAACAGAGTTGATCTTAAATCCAATAGACTGTCTCTGATCAATCGGATCAAGTACTCCAGCCGAACCAAGCGGTTTAGTGTACATTCTCGCCTGTCCCTGTCCTGTAAGACCTGTTCTCGTAAGAGCATCCTTACCAAGAACATAGATGTGATGAATCTTCAGCTCACTCCAGTCATCATGCTGATTGATAGTGCAGCCTTCGATATTCCAAGTCTCTAAATTCGGAATGAAGGACGCATCCTGACCAGTCCTGGAATCCTGAACATAAGCTCCATCTTCAGCGATCTGCATAGCATCTACCTGTGCACCATTCTTAGTTACCTTATCCGTAGCCTTAAGAGTATAATACTGATAACCGCCGTTACCATCAGATCTGACAAGACGCTTAGCTTTAACAGCCGATCCAGACACAATGACATCAAAGTCTCCACTAGCAGGTACTGCAAGCGATTCTTCAAACTCAAGATTAAACATCGGGAACAATACTGAACCATCGTACAGATTCTTAGTAGTGTTATTGATCTTCATAAACTTCTCAACAGTCGGATCTTCGACCATATCGTAAGTAAATTCAGGTGAACAAATAACAACATAGTTCTGTCCACGCCTCGGTTTTACTAAAGTACGTTTAAAATGAAGCGCAATAAGACGAAGATCTGTAAGCGTAGGTTTAGCATTAGCTATTGTCATGCTTTCTACGTCTGCCGAAACTCCAGCATAGAACTTGTTAGCCACAAGCGCAAGAGCTTCTCTAGCAAGAAGATCAAGTGTCTCTATCGCTACGATAGAATATTCTCTGGAATAATGAGCAAGTACAGGATCAACAACTTTAAAGTCTACTTTATCCGTAAACTCCATGTAACGACCATACTGATCAGCCTGCAGTTCATACTTCTCTACAGAGCCTTTATCAGACTTCGGAGGAACACCTTCTACCAGCGGTACAGTATGTGCCTGAAGAGGTGCCCACCTTCTAAGAACAAGCTTATCTGCTTTATCCTGAATAGGACTTTCATCCGCAAGTTTAAAATATTTGTACTCCTTAGCATCTATTCTAATAGTATCAAGAAGCTGTTTAGAATAGAAAACTTCAGGGTTTACAAGGTTTTTAGTATTGTTAGCAAGTTGCACATAATGGTTAATATCGGCAACAGGTGCAAGAGCATTAAGGTTTGCCATAGTTCATTCCTCCCTATTTTCTTTTATATAGAATCAAGAAACGCATTTAAGTCATCAATCGACTTGATTTCCTTATCTGAACCTGACTTATCCTTCTTTCCCGGAAGTCCACTAGGTGCTTTATCTTTCACCTTATCTTTTCTCTCAGACTCTTGCTGAACCGCTTCGTCTTTAGCAGCCTGAAGAATCTCTTCGAAATGACGTTTCAGATATTCAGTCTCAAGATCAACTCCATCAACCTCAAGCGGATTCTTTCCGTCCTCAGCAAGCTCAAGTACAAACGCTTCCATCTCATCCTGATCAAGACCATACTTTTCGCCTACTTTGGCTAAGTCAGTCGTTACTCGATTCTCACGATCACTCGACTCTTTTTGGTTTACGATTGATTCCAGTTCCTGAAGTCTACGCATAACGTCTACAGGAACATTTTCTTTTTGTGCCTCTTTCTGGAGAATAGCATCCTCAATCTTAGAAACTATCTCATCGGCATTGCCTGAACCACTCAGATCAAAAAGTTTACCAAGCCTCTTGAAAAGTTTTTCATAGGACTTATTCTGCGTCCGCATCTTATAAAATGCTTCACGCTGCTTTTTAACATTCGGATCTTCAGACTTTTTCTTTTTTGAAGATTCATCGTCCTTTGACTCTTCATCATCAGACTCTTCATCTTCGGTCTCTTCCTCGTCGGAAGGTTCGTCTGGCTGTTCATCTTCCTGTTCTTCGTCCTGCTCTTCCTGTTCCTGGTCCTCAGGCTCTTCAGTTTCAGGTGGATTGTTACCAAACAGTTCTTCAAATTCTGCTACAATATCAGAATCTGTCTGTACGTCATTAACGCTCATCTACCATTTCCTTTCTCGGCTGGCGTAACCGTTTAAAATGCTCTCACTTTAATAAAGGGGGAGGAACCCTTATTTGACATAATTATACAACATATAGTAGAAAATTGCAATAAAAATAGGGATAACATACAATATATGGTATCCCTATTCCATTTAATACTAAATTTCAGGTAAAGCTGCTTCTTCTTCAGGTGCCGGAACCGTCATACCCTCTAAAGGATTACTCATCCCAGCCATCTGTTCCTGGAACGGAGTTTGCTGACCCTGACGCATAGCTTCAAGTCCATCTGCAGCAACGAGCATCGCATCATTAGGATCAACTCCCTGATCTATCATCTGAGCATTCTCATTGATAACGTTGTTCGCCTGAAGCAGTGCATTAAGTCTTCTGTCAATACCCATACGCTCCTGCATCTGTTCCTTATAAGGAATATCCTGTGAACGCAGCCATTCTTCAGGAGTAATAAGCTCGATCTCAAGCCCTTCCTGTTTGTACTGCATCTGCTTCTCCATAATATGATCAGCCCATGCCTGTATACGCTGTTTGTTCTTAGGAAGCTCCGAAGATACCTGAACTGTATAATCAAATACCGTATCAGAATCGATCTCAGGAAACGGTACTTCAGTTGTAGTCCACTTCTGATCCGCACCTGTATGAGCAGAATCCTTAACAAGATAACGTCTTGCTGGAGCAAACTCAAGCAAATACTTTAAGACAAGCTTAGTAAGATCACAGACATAATTCTCATAGTTCATTACCTTAGGAGTGTCTATAAGAGTTACTCTGTTGAGCATCTCCTGTGTACCACCTGTAGTAATGATCGAACCTGTATCTCTGCCTGTGTACTTATCATCAACCCCAGAAACGTCCTGAATATTATACGCAAGCTTATCAAGCATTGTCGGCAAAGAATTCGGAACATCGGGGAACTGATGATAATGCACAGCTCTGGAAGCATCACCCTGAACAATAAATGTTCTATCGGCTTCATTACCATGTTTACTGAAAGCATCAATATTCAAACCTGACTGCGTATTCACAAACTTAGGCGGTCTTTGATTCTTATAGATACTGGTAAGAGCAATACTATCCAACATATTATACACAAGGTTGTTCGCAAAGATCTTAGCAGGTTCACTGACTCCCACAAGACTGGAGCCGGGAAGATTACAATAAAGCTCTGCAAACGGAAACATGCTGGGTTTGATATCAAGCTTATAATAAAGCATTATCTCATTATCTATAGTATGAAACTCGTCTATTTTTCCATCAGGTCTACGAACCCACCAGATAAATAAGTTGTAGTGCTTATTTGACTCATTGGCCTGAAATTTATCATTATAATCAGGTAAATATTCAGTAGAACTTACCAACCTGCCACTCTTAACATGCTCCTGAAAAGCCTCTTTATAAAGCGGATTGTTCTCTATTACTGAAGCATGATAACTGTTATATGTCGTACACCAACCAGATTCCTGCAGATCTTCAGCAAACGGATCCCTCATAAAATGCATAGGATCAATATTCTTAAAAGCAAGATCATCATCCTCTGCGTCCCACAGCACCTGAGTTATCCCAAGATTAAGAAGCGAAGCTCTTTCACCCGCAAGAAACTCATAGTAGCCTATCTTGTGCTTATCCCACTCATGCTCAATAGCAAGTGAAAGCTCCATACAAACATCAATATCTTCCTCATTTGTAGGAACTATATCAGACGCTTTAGATACTGTATAAATAGAAGCAAGAATATAATTCTTGACTCTACTTACATAATTAGTATCAGGAAGCAGCTGATACGGCGGGAACTTAGCACCGATGGCTTTCCAAAGGTCGCCTTTATCAGTAGCATCAAGCAGCCTCATTCTTCTCTGAATGTTACCATAGTACTGCTTGCCTATATCATAGTTGTGCTTTAAGCAACCAAGTACTTTCTTTTCATCATACTCCCAATCCATCATTTATCTCCTCTGTCTATAATATCCTCACCGTACATGATCTCATTCACTCTGGCAAGAACATCATCAATAGTATCCTTGACCTCTTTATCCTTTAACTCACCTTTTTCATCATATAAGTCCTCAATAGGAACCATTTCCACAGGGCTGTCACTTTTTATCTTGATCTCAGGAATATCGATCTTGATCGTGATCTCTCTGCTTAAAATAAAACTGATAACAAGCAAAATGCATGCTATTACAAGTACAACAGACTCGCTCATATTTTCCTCCTGTTCACCATATCTGACCATAATCTATATCATAAGGTGTCTCAGACATCAGACTGTTCACTCTGTGATCGCTATCATCAGCCAGCGCCCAGTAACTGATTCTGGTCTCATCATCCTGTTCCTTGGTAAGATCTTCCCCATGCTTACCAAACACACCGTTAAGAAGCTGCCCAGGATCGGCAGGAAGTTCCATAGTGATCCACTCCAAAGCATTTATGGAATGGTTATCCTTATCAACAGGCTTGCCTGTATAACCTGAAGCCACACTCTCATCAGTCTTATACTTATAGTTATCAAGCTCCCAGATAAGACTTTTACACTTCCTCATTATCTTGATCTTACCTGTCTCAAAATAAGTATTAAGTCTGAATATACGAGCATCGACATTAATATGCCCTGGCTTGAAACTAATACCGTAATCAAGAAAATGGTCACTAAGACTTTTCTTTTCATAATCACGTTTCGGTCCAGACTTCGGGTCTATAATAGGTGATGTGATCCAGCCACCGACGGGAATATCATCTGTTATTTCAAAGAACAGTTTTGATAACGTTTCTATATTATTCTCAGTGCTCCTGCATTCGTCATAGATATACAAAATACCATCTTTGATATCAACAGCACCAAGAATAAACGCAGCTGGGTCGGTCAGACCGTAGTCAAACGCAAGAATACGTTTCCAATGCTTCGGAATATCAAAGTCATCTACTATACAGTCCATAGCCTTAGGATAGACTTTACCCTCAGCATACAAGAATGAACCATACAAATACCTATTGACCCACCATAAAGGTTTATTCTTCTTATTATTTTCTATGAAATCATCAGGCAGAAACTCGTTGGCAGACGTTGAAGTTACATGCGTAGAAATAGCTGGATCAGCTCTCTCAGGATCGACATTATAATCATCAACGATCTGCCCATGTTTCTGTATATCTGAGCTGACGAGAAGAACATCATCTCGTATCCACCCAGCTGATGGGTTGGATTCTATGATGCCTCTACGCCAGTCATGTGCTATAACAGGAATCTTAACACCATTAGCAGCTGTCTTATAAAGAACGTCCCCGTCTGTATCAAGAGCAGGTACTGTGGCATTAAGATTCCTTAATCTCGTTTTTAACTGCACAAAACTCTGTTGCTTGACTTCTGATGCCTCAAGTATCACAAACATCGTCAGATTGTAAGAACGGAGCTTATTCGGGTCATCGTATGGCCTATATAAGACACGATGATCATTTATAAAGTCCAAATAAGACTTCTGTGTATTTATACGCCTGACAAACGCTTTAGGAAGGTCCCCTTCTATCTCGCGCTTGATAGTCTGTTCATACTGAGAAGCTACATTAGCCCCTATCAAAGTATTCCCAGCTGGCGTAATAAAAATGTGCTTATATATCTCTTCTCTGGAAGTAAGTGTCTTACCCGAACCATACCCTCCGAAATTCCCAGTAAACGTATGGTTGTCACAATGAAAAGCATACTGATGCCCCTGGGGTATATAAGTATTAAGATATGTGTTACAAGATGGGTTCGAGCATTCTTTCCAAAACTCCGAAACGCCCTCATTGATAGCTCTGGTTGGCTGCCAGATCGATCCACACCTAGGACATCTCTCCATAAGTTCTTCTTTAGTCATATCTATTCTAAGGTTAATATGGTTACTGACTGTCCTCTGAAAGCCCACCATAATACGTTTCTTCTACTGTATAGCTTCCGTCTGTGTAAAAAGTGTACCTGCGTTTGGTTATTTTATCTGATGTCCCATACATATCTAAATGTGTACCTGCATACCATTCACCGCCTCCACTCCACTCAGCATATATCGTGGGTATTAAACGAATGTTGTGTATTTCCCCATTTTCCCCATTAATGGAGTCAAATTCATACGCAATAACAGGGGAGTGCCAGTCGATATCAGTAGGGCTATATGTTTGAGTTGATGCATTTAATTTGATGATCTGCACATCTCTTCTCACAGCAGCATCGACCGCTGCCTTGAAGCCATCAGAAATTTCGACTGATGGTATCAAGACTTCAACTTTGATTGAATGTTCCCCTCTCGTTTGGGCTACCAGCCAGCTGGTCGCTTCTGGTGCTCCTTCGGAACCTAAACAAAATGGGTATTCGGAAAAGTCAAAAGTTTCTTGTCCATCATAGTAAGCCCCATAAACCGTAAAGCCGTCTTCGATTTCCTGTTTTTCACAAATGTACTCTATGCCGTCAAATGTTATCACAGCTACATCATAAGAAATAGACTCGGTATACGAAAGACCCACATAATCGTCTGGACCGTAAGATATAATTGTTTCCTCAAACAATTCCTCTCTTGTTTCTACACATTCATACCCAGGGTCACCACCACCTCCTTCATCTTCACGGGGCTTAGGGACAAACTTCTGACCATCTAAATCATAATATGCAGCCATACTCAGTTCTCCTTTATTTTATTCACATACTCCTCAGCAGATTTATTATACCTTTCAATGACTTCATCAATAGGCTTCCCTGACTCTATGCTTTCCTCAAGGATCTCATTCTGAGCCTTGAATACAGCTGCTTCAGTAAGCCCAAACTCATCTTCGTCATTGAAGTTGCGTTCTATAATGGAAGTAAACGCATACGTAAGGTAATCATGAAGCTTAGCAAGCTCCTCTGTCTCATCTACATGCTCTGTAGCTGCATGACCTACAAGAGCTTCGATAGCGTCAAGACAAAGCCCAAGAGCCTGACCAAAGTCCACGTCACCATCAGCTTCTATTGCTACAGTTTCATTGTCGTCGATTATTTTAAGTATTGCCATAATATGCCTCCTTTAAACTCTATTATACTATATGTTGTGTTTTATTACAATAACAACACAACATGTATTGCAATTAAAGCGTTAAAGTACTATAATATAAGCGTAATTGAACGCCGGGTTTCATATTTTGTCGAAAGACCTCCTTTTGGCTAAAGAAACATCCAATTTCTCGAAAAGAGCTCCCACCTTGCAACAGGGAGCTCTTTTTCTGTACTAAATTTGAAAGCTAAATCTGAAATCTAAAATAGAATTTCAAAAAATATTTCAAAAACTTTAAGATGCTTTACTAATAAGAAAAAGAACAACATACATGCGTATGGAAATATATTATATATTATATACCCTCATATGATGCCAAATTTTAAGCCCACCCCCTATGCTCTATTGATCCAATTTATAAGGATTACGTAACACCCTTTCAGAACCGCATGCAAGCAAGCAACTCTAAACAAGGAAAAGAAAATCCTGAGCGGATTTTCTTCTGTTATCTACAAGCAAGAGGGGAACTTTTCCCCTCTTACGAACTCCCTTTTTATGTAAACCAAATTCTAACAATTTTACCATAGAAATACAATATTGAAAATCGACCCACCTACCCTTATAAAATTTGCCGTTGCTCATGTCTTACTTTCGATGACACAATTTCTATATTCTTACATTTATATTTTAATTTAAGCATTTTTATTATCCATATATTTACATATATAGTATATATAGGAAATTATGTCTCCATTTTGAGACATTTTGATGCAACGGCAAATTATGTGGTTTCCTTTTACAAGTAAACCATCGAGAGAATATCTCTCGAGCTCTCTTTTTGGTCAGAATAATCGATTGCGCTTCAGTTTGGCGCAATCAATTCTTCTTCCTGATAGGGATGAAATT